GGCATTTCGCACCCCGACATTCCCCCGAATTTTTCAACAAAAACAACGCCTTCTGTTGACATCGCTGTTTACATCCGCCGCGCGGAGCCGCCATCCATGCCCGTCAACCTCGATGAGATGGCCGCCCTCCTCAGATGCAGCCTGCCCACCATGCGCAAGCTGGCAAAGCTGGAAGCCTTCCCCGTCATCGCCCGTGGCTCCCACGGCGTCCCCTGGCAACTAGACCCCGAGGCCGTTACCGCCTTCCTCCAAGCCCGCCGCGAAGCCGAAGCTGCCGCCGGCGCCGCCCGCGACGAAGCCCTGGCCCAGCTTTCCCTCCCTGAATCCATCCTCTCCGGCGACGAAGCCACGGCCTCCGCCGCCGAGCGCCTGAAGACCGCCCAAGCCATCCGCGCCGAAATCCTGAACGCCAGGGAAGCGGGCTTCCTGGTCCCCACCACCGACATGCGCGCCCGCCTGGCCAGCGCCTGGCCCCCGCTCATGCAGTCCATCCTGGCCATGCCCCAGCAGCTCGGCCGCCGCCACAACTTGCCGGATGCCGTCGTCCGCGACGCCCGCCGCTACCTTGAGGAGCAACTGCGCGAAACCGTCCGCCTCCTGCAGGACCTCCTGCCGGACGACGCCGCGCCCGACGAACCCCATGGCGCGCCCCCCTGAACGCCCCCGCTTCGCGCCTGCCGCCCGAATCCTGCGGGAAAGCCTGGCCGCGCTGTTGCCGCCGCAGCGCATCACGGTGGCCGACCACGCCGCCCGCTATCGCTGGCTTCCTTCCGTCTCCGGCGGCCACCTGGTCCACTGGGATCACACCGTCGCCCCCTACCTGACCGAACCCATGGAGGCCCTGTCGGACGACGCGCACGACACGGTCGCCATCATCGGCCCCGCGGCCTCCGGCAAGACCATGGTGGCCGAGAACTGGGCGCTGCATAACGTGCACGCGGACCCGGCCGACATGCTCTGGTACCTGCACACCGACCCGGCAATTGAAACCTACGTCAAGGGCCGCATCGAACCGATGCTGGAGGCCCATGACAAGCTGATCGCCGACCGCCGCCACGGCCGCGACAGCGTCAACTTCAAGCGCTTCCACGGCGGCCGGTTCGAGTTCCTGTCGTTCACCCGGTCCAACCTCATCAACAAGCACGTCCGCAAGATTGTCGCGGACGAATACGACAACTACGACGCCAACCTGGGCAACCCGATGGCGCTGCTGAACCCGCGCCGCCAGGCCGCCAGCGCCGCCGGTGCGGACAGCAAAGTCCTGCTCATCAGCCATGCCGACCGCGCCGCCCCCATCGGCGCGAAAATCGAGGAACAAGCCGGCATCATGGCGGTCTATCTGGCCGGGGACCGCCGCACCTGGTGGTGGGCCTGCCCGCATTGCGGCGGCTTCAGCAGCCCCAACCCCGGCACGCCGCGCCACATGGCGCTGTGCTACCCGGAAGACGCGCCGCTGGAGGAAATCGAGGCCAAGGCGCACCTGCTCTGCCCGGTTTCCGGCTGCATCATCGAGGAAAAAGACCGGATCGGCATGCTCGCCAGCGGCCGATGGGTCGGCCGGGGCGAGGAATGCGACGAAACCGGCCGCATCCTGGGTGAACGCGACCGGATGCGCATCGCCGGCTTCTGGATTGTCGGGACCATGTCGCCCTTCGTCATGGGTGGCATCGGCGCCCTAGCCCGGGCCCGCGAATCAGCCCGCCGCAGCGCCCTCATCAGCGGCGACGAACGCCCGCTGCGCGAAGTGATGGTGAAATCCTGGGGCGTGCCCTATGCGCCGCCCAAGCAGGTCGGCAGCATCGAGGCCGCCGAGCTCGCCGACCGCGCCCGGCCCGACCTGGCGCTGGGTATGGTGCCGGAAGGCTGCCGCGTGCTGCACACCAGCGTGGATACCCAGGCCAACCGCTTCGAACTGGTCACCCGCGGCTTCGGCCAGGGCCTCGAAAGCTGGATCATCGAAGCCCGCCACATCCCGGCCGCCCCGGCCACCAACCCGGCCGACTGGGATGACCTGATGCGCACCCTCGCGGCGCTGGAATACCCCCTGGCAGACGGCTCCGGCCGCGCCATGCGGGTCCGCGGCGCCATGTTCGACGCCATGGGCGAACCGGGCGTGACCGAACAGGCCTATGCCGCCTGGCGCCGTGCAAAAAAGGCCCGCCTGGTCCGCTACCTCGGCCGCATCAATGGCCGAGAGGTTCACAACATCATGCCATCAAAGGGCGCCGCCACGCCGCAGCACCCGGCGCTGGTGGTGGCCTTCGGCGATGGTGAACGCAAGGACCGCAAAGCCAGCGCCGGCCGTGGCGACGTGCCCCTGGCGCTGTTCAACCCCAACACCGCCAAGGACGCCCTGGCCGCCCAGTTGGCCATCGCCGAGCCCGGCCCCGGCGCGGTCAACTTCCCGCACGGCCTCCGCGCCGAACAGGGCGAGGCGCATCCCTGGTTCGAACAACTCGCCGCCGAGATCCGCGACAACCGCCGCGGCACCTGGGCCAAGAAGGCCGCGCACCTGCGAAACGAAGCCTGGGACCTGTTGGTCCTGGCCGGCGTCACGGCCCGGCTGCACGGCCTGCACCGCCTGGACTGGTCCCGCCCGCCAGGCTGGGCGGCAGAATGGCCCAACAACACCCAGATCGCGGCGCCATCGGTCCCGGGCGTCGCGTCCACCGCCGCCGGGGTGGTTACTCCTCCGCCAACCCCGGCGGCGGCCCCCATCGGCCGCCCCGCAACGGCGCCGGCACACATCACGCCCGACCGGGCGCCGGCTGGCGTGGTCATCGCTGCCGCCAACGCGCCCCGCGCCACCCTGGCGCGGCGCCTGGCCTGAACAAGTTTCGGCGCCGCAAAGCCGAGTCCTTGCGGCCCCTCTGCGTGGAGTGAAGGCGGCCTAATCGACCCGCCGGGCCATGGCCACAAGCCGCAGCGAAGCCGGGTGATCCGGCGCCGGAAGCATCAAGGAAGCCCGCATGTCCTACACCTCCGGCGTCTTCGCCGGCCTCAGCCAGGATGCCCTGCGCGCCAACCTGGCCCAGGCCCAGGCCGCGTTGCATAGCCTCTCCATCGGCAACCGCGTGGCGTCGGCCGAGTTCGCCATGGGCGATGGCAGCCGCAAGGTCATGTACAGCGCCACCACCGTGCCCGCCCTGCGCGGCTACATCGGCGAGCTGCAGAAGCTGCTCGGCATGACCACGCCGCGCCGCGCTGTCGGCATCCGGTTCTGACCGTGGCGCTGACCCGCACGCCGCTGCTGGCGCCGAAGGAACTGCCGGCCGCCGAGAAAGCCGCCTACTTCGACGGCCTGGCCGCCGGCAGCCGTGGCGTTGACGTGGCGCTGCGCTTCCTCAAGGGCGGCTTTACCGACCACGCTCAGCGCACCCTGGAAGACCTGCTGAAGACCATGGAGGACGCCGCGAAGTGACCGCCTCCAGCCCCGTCAGCATCCTTGGGCCGGATGGCCTCGCCCTGCCGCCCAGCCGCCCCACCAAGGCGCGCGCGCTGTCCGGCAACAACTCCTCCATGCCGTGGGACGCCGCCGACCAGGAAAGCGCGGAGACCGCCAACTGGTTGCCCTTCCTGAACTCGGCGGATGGCGAAACCAACATCTGGCGGGACCGCATCGTCTCGCGCGTCCGCGACCTGGTCCGCAACGACGGTTGGGCCGCCGGTGGCATCACCCGCATCACGGATGCCGTGGTCGGCGCCGACCTGCGCCTGGCCAGCACGCCGGATTACCGCGCCCTGGCCCGCGCCTACGGCCCGGCCTTCGACGCCACCTGGGCCAAGGAGTTCAGCTCGGCCGCCGAAGCCGCCTGGCGCACCTGGGCCTATGACCGCGTCGGCCGCTGGTGCGATGCCAGCCGCCGCCACACCTTCCCCGAAATCGCCCGGCTGGCCTTCCGCCACCTGATCGTGGACGGCGACGCCCTGGCCGTGCCGCTGTGGCGCCCCAACCGCGTCGGCACCGGGCGCGCCCGGTACTCGACCACGCTGCAACTCATCGACCCCGACCGCCTGAGCAACCCGCAGAACCGCATGGACACGCTGTTCCTGCGCGGCGGCTGCGAGGTGGATGAAGACGGCGCGACCATCGCCTACCACATCCGCCGCGCCCACATGGGCGACTGGTTCGCCGCCGCCCAGGCGGTGCAGTGGGAACGGGTGGACCGCGAATCGGACTGGGGCCGCCCCTCCTGCATCCACTGGTTTGAAGCCGACCGCGCCGGCCAGCACCGCGGCAATGGCGGCGTGCTGCGCCCGGTCCTGGCCCGCGCGAAAATGCTGGCCCGCTACGACCAGACGGAACTGCAAGCCGCCGTCGTCAACGCCACCTTCGCCGCCTTCATCGAAAGCCCAAACGACCCGGAGCTGGTGCAGGACGCGCTGGACCCCAACGCCGGCCTGCCCGCCTACCAGCAGATGCGCAGCGAGTTCCACGCCGACAAGCGCCTGCAGCTGAACGGCGTCCGCATGCCCACCCTGTTCCCGGGGGAAAAGATCAACACGGTGGCCGCGGCCCGCCCCTCCGGCAACTTCCCGGCCTTTCAGTCGGCCATGCTGCGCAACCTCGCCAGCGCCGCCGGCCTGTCCTACGAACAGCTTACCCAGGACTGGTCGCAGACCAACTACAGCAGCGCCCGCGCCGCCCTGCTGGAGACGTGGAAGACCCTGTCCCGCCGCCGCACCCAGTTTGCCCACGGCTTCTGCACGCCGGTCTGGACCTGCTTGCTTGAGGAAGCCTTCGACCTCGGCGAACTGCCCCTGCCGCGCCGCGCGCCGGACTTCATGGAAGCCCGCCAGGAATACAGCGCCTGCCGCTGGACCGGCCCGGGCCGTGGCTGGGTTGACCCGGTGAAGGAAGCCGAAGGCGCCCTGATGCGCGTGGCCGGCGGCCTTTCCACCCTGGAAGACGAGGCGGCCGAAAACACCGGCAAGGATATCGAAGAGATCCTCGACCAGCGCCAGGCCGAGGTGGCGATGTTCCGCGAACGCGGCCTGCCGCTGCCGGAAAGCCTGACCGGCGCGCCCAAGCCCGCCGCCGCGCGCCCGCAGCCGCAGCCGCAGGACGCCGCGGATGGCTGAGGCGCCCCCCTTTGTGGTCCTGGGCAGCTACCGTGGCCCCGAAAGCCAGGCCCACCCCTACGGCGCCCGCTACTGGACCCGCGCGGTGGATGGCCATGCGGTCTACTTCCCCACCGCCGATGCCTCCCTGGGCGATGAACACCTGCCCGCCATCCGCGCCGCCATCGCCGGCGTCAACCGCTGGGCCACGCCGGCGGAAGACCCCATCGTCGCCGGCGTTTGCGCCGACCTTCAGGCCCGCAGCGGCGTCGGCCTGGCCAAGTACGGCACCACCCTGGCCCGCACCGACCTGCCGCCCGCCGCCTGGCGCCGGCATATGTACGAGGAACTGCTGGACGCCGCGCTGTACCTGAAGCGCCAGGACCAGCCGCACACCGTCGCGGAGGCCCTGCGCGCCGCCCGCGACGCCCTGCTGCGCGCCGCCCAGGTGCTGGACGCCGCCGGCACCGCCCCGGCCGGTTACGCCGCTGACCTGCGCGGCACCGCCGGCGTCATCGCCCACGACTGGCTGCCCACGCTGGAACAGGAACCGCCCGCATGATCAGCGCCCAGCACGTCGCAGAGGCGGAACTGCCTCGCCAGCTGCGCCCGCAAGCCAGCGAGACGCGGGCCCCGCTGCCTTCCATGCGCATCGGCCGCAACGCCCTGGCCATCACCGCCAAGCTGGGGGCCGAAATCGCCTTCGCCGGCCTGCCGCCGCCGGCCGGCTGGCACACCCTGGAAAACGTGCGATGAACAGCCGCTTCCCGCACCTGGCGCAGCGCCTGTTCAACCGCCCCGTCGCCATCCACCCCGACAAGGCGGAAGTCATCGTCGCCGCCCTGGCCGACCGGCTGGGCGTGGCGCACCTGTTCAACGCCGCGCACGGCCTGCGCCCGGCGGCGGAAGTCATCGTCGCCGCCGGCCCCGGCATGCTTGAATCCGGCAGCACCCCGCGCCCCGGCTATCACAACATGGGCGGCGTTGCGGTCATCGAGGTGGAAGGCACCCTGGTGCAGAAAACCGGCTGCCTCACGCCCTACAGCGGCATGACCGGCTACGACGGCATTCGCGCCAACCTGAACCTGGCGCTGGACGACCCGGCGGTGCGCGCCATCGCGCTGGATATCGACAGCCCCGGCGGCGAGGTGGCCGGCTGCTTCGACCTGGCCGACTTCGTCGCCGAATGCGCGCGGGAAAAGCCCATCTGGGCCATCCTGGATGAAATGGCCTGCAGCGCCGCCTACGCCCTGGCCAGCGCCTGCACCCGAATCACCATCCCGCGCACCGGCATTGCCGGCAGCATCGGCGTCATCGCCATGCACGCGGATTTTTCCCGCGCGCTGGACAAGCAGGGCGTGACGGTCACCGTCATCAAGCACGGCGCCCGCAAGGCCGATGGCAACCCGTACCAGCCGCTGGAAGGCGACCCGCTGGCCCGCATCCAGGCCGATATCGACACCTTGGGCACCATGTTCGCCGAAACCGTCGCCCGCAACCGTCGCACCAGCCCGGCCGCCATCCTGGCCATGGAAGCCGGCACTTGCCTGGGCGCCGAGGCCGTCACCGCCGGCCTGGCGGACGCGGTCATGCCGCCGGACGCCGCGCTGCGCGCGCTGCTCGCCACCCTCTAGCCCATCCACACCTGAAGGATACCGCCATGTCCCTGTTGAACGGGCCGCGGGCAACCGCGCGCGCCGGCCTGGCCCACTTGCTCGGCCGCACCCCCACCGCCACGGCCGCACCCGCCGCCGACACCGCCGAGGGCGCGGAGGACGCGGAGGAAGCGGCCGAGGAAGAGGAAGCCGAAGGCGAGCCGAAGCCGGAAGCGGCCGACGACGACACCTCCACCGAAACCACTGCAACCGAGGAAGAGGACGAAGCCGACATGAAGGCCGCCGCCCAGGCCGAGCGCACGCGCATCGGCGCCATCCTGAACCACCCGGACGCCGCCGCGAACCTGCCGGCGGCGCTGGAACTGGCGCTGAACACCGACATGCCGGCGGCCCAGGCCACCGCGCTGCTGGGCAAGATCGGCGCCGGCAAGCCCGCCCTGGCCAACCGCATGGCTGGCCAGCGCAACCCCGCCCTGGGCGATGCCCCGGGCCAGGCCACCACCGAGACCACCGACCCCGTCGCCGCCGCCCGTTCCCAGGCGGAAGACAACCACCGCGTCGTCCGCCGCCTCCGCGGCGAAACCGCCTGACAGGAGAGCGCAACATGGTTGCCCAGAACGTCCAGTATTCGTCCGACACCTTCGCGCCCGACCGCCTGTTGGCCGGCAACACGATTGGTCCGGTTTCCCGCACCGCCACGCTGTTGAGCGGCGTTGGTGCCATCACCCGCGGCACCCTGCTCGGCGCCGTCACCATGGGCGCGGCCACTGCGGCGGCCAAATCCGGTGGCAATACCGGCAACGGCACCTGCACCATGGACGCCACCACGCCCGTGCTGGTGAACGGCATTCCTGGGGTCTACCAGGTGCGCTTCGTGGTTGCCGCCACCAACAACGGCACCTTCAACGTCACCGACCCGCGCGGCGTCTTCCTCGGCCAGGTCATCATGGCCGCCGGCGCCGGTGCCTTCAGCAACCGCATCAAGTTCGCCATCGCGGATGGCGCAACCGACTTCGCGGTGGGTGATGGCTTCGACATCACTGTCGCCGCCGGCACCGGCAAGCTGAAGAAGTGCGTGAAGACCGCGAATGACGGCAGCGCCGTGCCCTTCGCCATCGCCGCCGACACGTCCGACAGCACCAGCGCGGATGCGGTGCTGGGCGTCTACATCGCCGGCGAGTTCAACCTCACCGCCATGACGGTGGATGCCAGCTTCGACCTGACCACCGAAGCCGACCTGGCGCTGCTCCGCGCCCAGCAGCTCTACGTCAAGACCTCCATCCCGGCCTGATGGCCTGAACGAAAGGAACTTCGGCCATGGCCGTGAACGCCTCGCTCTACGACACCCGCGCCCTGGTGGCGAATATCGAACTGATGAAGCCGCCCAGCAGCTTCCTGATCGACACGTTCTTCCCGAATGTGCAGTACAGCGACACCGAGTTCGTCAGCATCGACATTTTCGTTGGCAAGCGGCGCCTGGCGCCGTTCTGCTCGCCGCTGGTGGAAGGCAAGATCGTGGAAAGCCTCGGCTACACCACAAACGACTTCAAACCCGCCTACATCAAGCAGAAGACCAAGCTGGACCCGCTGCGCCCGGTGCGCCGCATGCGTGGCGAGCGCATCGGCGGCAGCATCCCGCCGGGCGAGCGCGAGCAGGCCAACCTGATCTTCGAGCAGGAACAGCATATCCAGATGATCCAGCGCCGGCTGGAATGGATGGCGGCTTCCGCGCTCAGCGCCGGCACCCTGACCGTCTCGGGTGAAGGCATCCCCACCACCACCATCAACTTCGGCCGTGACAGCGGGCAGACCCTGACCCTGACCGGCGGCAGCCGGTGGGAACAGTCCGGCGTCAGCGCGGTGGACAACATCGACAACTGGTGCGCGACCGTGCTGCAGAACAGCGGCCTGGTGGTCACCGACCTGGTGTTCACCCTGGGTGCCTGGCAGTCCTTCCGCAAGGACGCGACCCTGGCGCAGGTCATCCTGTCCCCGGCGAATGGCGACATCGGCCTGAACGTGCAGGGCGCCAAGCCGATGGTTGGCGGCATGCACATGGGCAAGTGGGGTGGCCGCGACCTCTGGCTTTACAACGACTGGTACATCGACCCGGCCGACAACACGGAAAAGCCGCTGCTGGCGGCCAATACCGTGCTGCTGGTCAGCCGCGGCATGGAAGGCACCCAGGCCTTCGGCAGCGTCATGGACCCGGAGTTCAGCTACCAGGCGCTGCCCTACGCGCCGAAGTCCTGGGTCGAGAAGGACCCGGCGGTGCGCTACCTGATGACGCAGTCGTCCCCGCTGGTCATCCCCAGCGCGGTCAACGGCGCCATGGCCGTGGTGGTGAAGTAATGGCCGCCTCGGCCAAGGTGCTGCGCATCGTCTCGCGCAGCACCATCGTCACCGGCGCGCCCGACGCCCCGGTGATGACCCCGCCGGGCACGCCGGTGGAGCTGGACGCCGATGAGGCCGCAGCGCTGATCGCCCGCGGCATCGCCACCCGCGCCGACGTTCCGCCGGTGGAAGCCGTGTCGGCGCTGGGCATCACCACCGACGCCCCTGCCGGCGGCGGTGCGACCTTGACGCAGGGGGGGTGACCGCATGCGCGTCCGCACCCTGCAACTGGTCGGACTGCCTGGGCAGTCCGACCCCATCCCCGCCGGCCAGGAAATCGACCTCGCTGAAGCCCTGGCAGAGCAGCTTATCGTCCTGGGCGCAGCCGAAGCCGTCACCGCCGGCCCGGCTGCCGCGCCGCCCAGCGAAGGCTGAGCCGCGATGGTGGATTTCGCCGCGCTGGTCACCGCGCCGTTGATGGCCATCTTCGGCGATCCCTACGCGGTCACCTTCACCCCGCGCGGCGCGTCCACCGGCTTCACCGTGGCCGGCGTGTTCGACGAACAGGGCCAGAATGTCACCCTGTCCGGAGACGCGCCGGTCACGCTGTCCGAAGTGCGGCTGGCGGTGCAGTCCGCCGACTTCGTGGGTTACCCGAATGAACCGCAGATTGGCGCCCGGGTCAGCATCGGCCGGCGCGACGCCTCCGGCGCCATCGTCAGCACCTCCGCCTGGGTGGTGAAGGACGTGCAGCCGGACGGCATCGGCGGCGCCAAGCTGGTCCTGGCCAGCCGCGCCGCATGAGCGGCCCAGACCTGACCCACGGCCGCGCCAGCGTGCGCGATGCCGTGGTGCTGCTGCTGCGCCAGGCGGTGCCGCAAGTGCAGAACCAGGTGTTCAACGCCCGCAACTGGCCCACTTCGCTGGAAGCGCTGCCGGCCATCCTGGTCTATGGCTACCGCGAAAGCGCGCAACTGCTGTCGGAAGCCGGCGGCGCCCCGGCCTTCCGCGTCTCCGCCACCATCGAGATCATGTGCCGCGACGAAGCCCGCGACGTGCAGGACGCGGAAGATCCCGAAACGCGGCTGGAGCCGGCGCTGGAAGCCCTGGAGCTGGCGGTCAAGAACGCCATCCTCGCCACGCCCGGCTTTTTTGCCCAAGCGGGGATCGAGCGCTGCACCAGCATGGAAACACAGGTGCAGATCGACAGCAGCGGAGACCGCAGCGTCGGTGACGCGCACCTGACCTTCAGCCTGCAATGGCAGGAAAACTGGCCACCAACCGCGCCCGCCGGCGTCGGCGGCGTGACCCTGGCCAAGACCAATCCAAATGGCGAACCGCAGATCGGCGCCACCATCACCTTTCCCAGCCCCTGACCCACCGGAGGCGCCACCATGGCGAGCATCACCTTCCCGAACATCCCCGCCGGGCCTGGCGTGCTGGTGCCGGGGTTCTATGCGGACTTCGACCCCAGCCGCGCCGGCTACGGCACCAACACGCTGCGCGGTCTGGTCATCGGCAACACCGTCACCAGCGTGGCGGCGGTGCCGCAGTACATCAGCAACGCCGACGCGGCGGATGCGCTGTTCGGCGCCACCTCCGTCGTCGCCCGCATGGCGCGCAACTGGCGCGCGGTGGACAGCTTTGGGGAGCTGTGGGCGCTTGGCCTGGCCGATAATGGCAGCGGCGTTGCAGCCACCGGCAGCATCGCTTTCACCGGCCCGGCCACCGCCGCCGGCACGCTGGCGCTTTACCTCGCCGGCCAGTCCATCCCGGTCGCCGTCACCAGCGGCATGACCGCGGCGCAGTTGGCCACGGCCGTGGTCGCCGCCATCGCCGCCTACACCACCTTGCCCGTCACCGCCGTGGTGGATGGGTCCATTGCCAGCAAGGTGAACTTCACCGCGGTGAACAAGGGCACCACCGGCAACGACATCGACATCCGCGTCAACTACCAGGGCGTAAAGGGCGGCGAGTTCACCCCCGCCGGCATCGGCTACACCGTCACCGCCATGGCCAGCGGCGCGACCGACCCGTCGCTGTCCACCCTCGGCACCATCCTCGGTGACGAGCTGTACGATTTCATCGCCATCCCCTGGAACACCACCACGCAGCTGGACCTGGTGAAGGCCCTGATGGCGACCACGAATGGCCGCTGGTCCTGGACGCGCGGCGTCTTCGGCCATGTCTATGCTTGGAAGCGCGACACCAGCGCCAACCTGCTGACCTTCGGCGCCGGCCGCAACGACGAACACGTCACGGTGGCAGGCCTGTACGACAGCCCGACGCCGCCCTGGGAAGCCGCGGCCAGCCTCGCCGCCGTTGCCGCCGTCTCCGCCCGCGCCCACCCCGCGCGGCAGCTGACCACGCTGGCGCTGCCCGGCGTCAAGGGGCCGCCGCCGGCCAGCCGGTTCAGCATCAGTACGCGGGAAAGCTTGCTGGAAAAAGGCGTCGCCACCACGGTGACGGACGCGGATGGCACGGTTCGCATCGACCGCGCCATCACCACCTATCAGACCAATGCCTCGGGCAACGTGGACCGCTCCTACCTGGACAGCGAGTCCATGCACCTGCTGGCCGCCATCGTGCGGCGGCTGCGCAACAGCACGTCGCAGCGCTTCGCCCGCAGCATGCTGGCCAATGACGGCACGGCTGTGGGTGCTGGGCAGCCGGTCATCACGCCGCAGCTCTACAAGGGCTACATGGTGGCCGAATACGCCGCCATGGAACTGGACGCCTGGGTGCAAGCCGGCTCCAGCCAGTCCTTCGCCGACGCCACGGTGGTGCAGCGCGATGCCAACGACCCGAACCGGCTGAACGTGCTGTTCGCGCCCACCCTCATGTCCAACCTGCGGGTGCTGGCGCTGCTCACGCAGTTCCGCCTCCAGTAAGCAAGGAAGCCTGAACCATGGCCGCACCGCAACGCGTCGCCGGGACGCTGTTCCTCTCGGTGGATGGGGTCAACCGCGCGCCGCGCGGCTCCCTCGAAATCCAGCCGATGAGCGTGAAGCGCACCAGCATCACCAACCTGGATGGCAGTGTTTCCTTCAAGGAGGAACCCATCGCGCCCTATATCAAGGCTGAGCTGGAAGTGAACTTCAACCCGCGCACCCTGCAGAACATGCAGGGCGCCACGGTGGTGGCGCAGACCGCCGCGGGGCAGACCTACATCCTCAGCGGCGCCTTCCTGGAAGGCGACGTGACTTATGACCCGGTGGAGGGCAAGGCGTCCTTCCAGTTCACCGGCAACGCCATGACGGTGGCCTGACGCCATGCCGAAAACCGTCAGGCTGCAAACCCCGGTGGTGTTCGGCGCCACTACCATCGCCGAACTGACCCTGCGCGACCCCACCGGCAAGGATCTGCGCACGCTGGGCATGCCGGTGGCCCTTGGTGCCATCGACACCCAGGCCATGGGCGCCTGGATCGCCCAGCTTTCCGGCCAGACCGAACCGATGGTGGACATGCTGGGCCTGACGGACTGGATGGCGGCGGCCACCGCCGTATCCGGTTTTTTCGCGCAAGCGGCGGCGGTCACGACCTCCTAGACCGCTATTACGAGGCCGCCTGGGCCTGGCGCGGCTGCGCCGAATGGGTGTTCGACCACAGTTTTGCCGAACTCCCAGCCCTCTGGGCGCAAACGCAGCGCCTGGTGAAGCTTTCGACACCCACAATCTGACCCGGAGGCGATGATGGACGACAATTTTCGCGCCATTTTCAGCCTGGTGGATCAGGTCAGCGCGCCCATTTTGGTCATGGCGGGGCGGGTTGAAGCGGCGAACAAGTCGATCGAGGCCAGCGCGGCGCGCATGTTCGCCGCCTTCGCGCCGCTGCAAAATATCCAGGGCGCTTTCGGCGCGCTGCACACTCAAATGAGCCGCCTGGGCACGAATGTGGGGTTCGACCGCATTTCGCGCGCCGCCGGCACGCTGGGGGGGCGCCTTGGCAGCCTGACACAGCAGATCGCCGGAATGCTTGGCCCGGTCGCCGCCCTTGGCGGCCTGGCCAGCCTCGGCGGCCTGGCGGCGGCCATGCACAACGCGGTGGAAACCGGCAGCGCGCTGAACGACCTGTGGACCAAGCTGGGTGCCGCGACCGCGTCCCAGCGCGGCGTGCTGGCCGATATGCGCTACAGCGCCAGCCAAACCGGCGCCGATTCCGAACTGGTCACAACCGGCATCACCAAGTTGAACAGGGCCCTGGCCGAAGCTGCCGGCGGCGCCAACCAGGACGTGGCGAACTTGTTCCGGCGGCTGGGAATTTCCATGCGGGATTCCAATGGCCAGGTGCGCAATGGCATCGACCTGATGCCGCAGTTGGCGGCAGCCATGCAGCGCAACGAGAATGCCGCGGTGCGAACCCGCATCGCCATGGCACTGTTCGGCCGCACCGGCGCCGAGTTGATCCCGGCGCTGTTGGAGTTCGAGGAAAACGCCACGCGCCGCCGGACCTTCGGTTCCACCTTCACGCCCGAGCAGGTTTCCGCGCTGGATGCCTTTGGCGACGCCTGGGCTGACCTGAAGATGGCGGTCAACAGCGTGTCCAATGCCATCGGCGCGCAGTTGGCGCCGGTGCTGACGCCGCTGATCGAAGACCTGGCGCACTGGATCGCTGCTAACCGCGCGTTGGTGGTCACCGAGGTGAAAACCTTCATCAAGGGCATCGCCGACAGCCTGAAAGTCATCGACTGGACCGCCGCCTGGCAGGGGGTGCGGGACTTCGGCCGCGCGGTGAACGACGTGGTGCAGTATTTCGGCGGCTGGCAGGTGGCCGTGGGCGCCATGGCGGCCGTCATGGCCGGGCCGCTGCTCCTGGCCATCGTCGGCATCGGCACCGCGCTGGGTGCCCTCGGCGTTGCGGTCCTTTCCACGCCCATCGGCTTGTTCGCCACGACCCTCGCCGCCGCCGGCTACGCCATCTATGCCAACTGGGACAAGATCACCGGCGCCTTCGACGCCGCCACGGAAGCGGTCTCGTCCTTTTTCGCACGTTTCATGGAGCGCGCCCGCCCTACGCTCGATGTCATCGGCAGCATCGCCAGCGCCCTCGGCGCTGGGCTGCTGGCCCCCATCCGCTCGGCTTGGGATGGCATCGCCAGCCTGATCGAAGGCGCCGCCGCACGCATCATGCGCGTGCTGCAACCGGTTCTGAACGTCATCGGCAGCATCACCGGCGGCGGGCGCACCACGGCCGCGCCCGAATCCACCCGCCCGGCCGGCACGCGCCGCCGCGGTACCATCAACGGCGCCCAGGCCATCGAAGACCTGCCGGAACCCGCCAACGACGCCGGCGCCCGCGCCGAAACCCTGCGCCAGGCTGGCACCCAGGGCGTGGTGCGGGTGCAGGTGGACTTCGCCAACATGCCGCCCGGCGCCACGGCCACCGCCGATGCCACCGGCGCCGCCGTCGCCCCGCCGCAGCTCGCGGTCGGCTACGCCATGGGCGGCGCCCGCTGATGGCCCTGTTCGACCTGTTCAGCCTGCCGACCTGGCGCGACTACCTGCGCCCCGCCAGCTTCCGCGGTGTGCCCTTCCATGTCCGCGACCACCGCTTCACCGGCGGCCGGGCCGTGGGCGTGCACGTCTTCCCGCTGCGCGAGGAAATCGCCACGGAGGACCTTGGCGTCACGCCGAAGAAGTACGAGGTGACGGCCTACGTCATCGGCGACGATTACATGGTTGCCCGCAACGCGCTGGTGGACGCCTGCATCAACCAGCCCGGCGCCGGCCTGCTGGTGCACCCGTTCCTGAACCAGGTGCTGGTGCGCTGCGAGAACTGCTCCTTCACCGAAAGCCTGGCGGAAGGTGGCGTGGCGGCCTTCACCCTGGGCTTCATCGAGGCCGGCGGGCAAAAGGCCTTCCTGCCGGAGCAGGACACCCAGGCCGCCTCCATCGCCGCGCTGCGCCAGGTGCTGCAACTGGCCCGCGCCGCCTTCGGCCTGGCCATGGGCATCCGCAACTGGTCGGCCTTCATCCGCTCGGCGTTCAAGTCGGCGGTCTCCAGCCTCGCCAGCGACCTGGCGGGCGGGTTGCTCGGCCTGCCGGGGCTGGACCCGGTCGGCATCGCCGAGAGCATTGCCGGGTTGGGCAGCGCTGACGTCAACAACCCCGAGGCGCTGTCCGCCGCCGTGGTCGCGCCGTTCCAGGCCGTGACCGATGCCGCCGCCGCGCTGCCCCTGCCGGCCGCCAGCGCCAGCGCCGCCGAGGCGGGCGCCGGCAGCAGCGCCGTCACCTCTCGCGGGGAGGAAAGCGCGCGGCAGGGCTGGGTCGGCACGGAACTGCTGCGCTGGGCCGGCTACGCCGTGCCGCCGGTGGCCAGCGCCGGCGCCGCCAGCCTGGGCACGGTGAACAGCAACAACGCCGCCCTGGCCGCCCTGGTGGCCGATGCCGCCGTGGCCAGCGCCGCCCAGGCCTTCCTGCAGGCCCGCTTCGCCGATGCCGGCCAGGCCGAGGCCGCCTTCACCGCGCTGTCCGCTGCCATGGCGCAGCGCGGCGCGGCGGCGGCCGACCGTTTCCGCGATGACCTCTGGTCCGCCTGGCAGGCGGCCGAAGCGCTGGTGCAGCGGGACTTCAGCCAGCGCCTGCGGCAACTGCCCAGCTTGGGCAGCTACGCCCTGCCGCAGCCCATGCCCAGCCTGGTGCTGGCCCAGCGGCTGTATCAGGCACCCGCCCGGGCTGATGAACTGGTGGCGCTGAACGCCGCGCCGCACCCGATGTTCCTACCCGCCGCCGGCAAGGCCCTGAACGCATGACCGAAGACGGCATCACCCTGCTGGTGAATGGCTGGAAGTACCAGGGCTGGACCGGCTTCAAGGCCGAACGCGCCCTGACCCAGGCCGCCTCCAGCTTTCACCTGGCCACCGCCCTGCCGGGTGAAGCCGACGCCAAGCGCATCTGGCCGGTGGAACCCTTCGACGCCGTGCAGATATTCCTGGGCGACGACCTGCTGCTGACCGGCCATGTGGACGTGGTGGCGCCCAGCTACGACCACGGCAGCCACACCATCCAGGTCTCCGGCCGCAGCCGCACGGCGGACCTGGTGGATTGCCAGAGCGAAGTGCCCGGCGGCGAGTTCCGCCGCAGCACGCTGGACGCCATCGCCCGCGCCGTCTGCGCCCCCTTTGGTATCGGCGTGGTCACGCAGGCCGGCATGGGCGACCCATTCCCGATCGCGGCGCTGGAGCGCACCGAAACCGTCTGGCAGTTCCTCGAAAAACTGGCGCGCCAGCGCGGTCTGCTGCTGAGCGACGACGGCGCCGGCAACCTGCTGCTGGCCACCGTGGCTGAAACCCGGGCCAGCGGCGCGCTGGTGCAGGGCCTGAACCTGGAAGCCGCCAGCGCCACGCTGGATGTCTCCAAGCGCTTCAGCAAGTACGTGCTGCGCAGCCAAACCCCCATCGCCGCGGCCAGCGACAGCCTGGAGGACGTGCAGGGCGAAGGCCCGGCGCTGCCGGCCGGCGGCGGCGTCGGCATCGGTGTGCACGGGGAGGCGGTTGACCTCGGCGTGCCGCGCTACCGCCCGCACATCGCCAACGCCGAACATGCGCTGGACCAGGCCGGCGCGCGGGAACGTGCCCTCTGGCAGGCCAGCTACGCCATCGGCCGTGCCGCCAGCATGAAGTGCACCGTGGCCGGCTGGCGCGATGATGCCGGCGCGCTGTGGCAGGCCAACCGGCTGGTCGCGGTCAAGGCGCCCTGGCTGCGGCTTGAGCAGGATTTGCTGATCGTCGGTTGCGCCTGGAACCTGGACAGCAAGCGCGGCCGCACCACGGACCTGACGCTGGGCCCGGTGGCCGGCTACACGCCGGACCCCGGCCAGGTGAAGCGCCGCACCGCCGCCGCTGGAACCCCGGGCGCCAACACCTGGGGCGACGTGAGGGCGGCCCAATGAGCGGCCCGATTCGCGCCAAGGTCACCGCCGTGCAGCAGGTCGGCGGGCGCGTGCTGGTGGATGTCGCCGCTGGCTACCTGGACCAACGCAGCCGCGTCGAACTGATGCTGCCGGCGGGCATGACCATTCTGCCGCAACCCGGCGCCGACGTGCTGCTGATGCCCTCGGGCTACCATGACCACATGGTCGCCCTGCTGCCGGACGACGCTTCTCTCCGCATCGCCGGCCTCGCCGCCGGGGAGATGGGCTGGCAGGACTATGCCGGCAACCAGATCCTGTTCCAGGCCACCGGGCTGACGCTGACCGCGCCGCAGGGCCTGGTCATCAACGCCGCCGGGCCGGTCACGGTCAATGCCGCCGGCCATGTCGTCACCGTCATTGGCAGCCCGGTCAAGATCGGCACCGGCGCCCACGCGGTGCAGCTGGCCACGGGCGTCCCCAGCACCAACCTGTTCGCGGACTGACCCCATGGACCTCGCGCTGGCTTTCGACAACGCGCAGATGCGCGGCGACCTCGCTTGGGCGGATGCCGACCTGGCCACCGATGCCGGGCTGCGCTCCGCCGTCATCATCAGCCTGTTCACCGACGCGCCGGCCGAGGCCGCCGAACCCCTGCCGGACCCGACCGACACCGACCGCCGCGGCTGGTGGGGCAACGCCTTTGCGCTGGAAGGTGAAACCGCCGGGCCGCTCGGCAGCAAGTTGTGGCTGCGGGTGCGCGCCTTCGCCACGGAAGCCACGCGCCGGCAGATCGAGGCCGATTGCGCTGATGCCCTGGTCTGGATGGTGCGGCAGGGCGTCGTCGCGGCGGTGGATGTCGGTTCCACCTGGCTCGCGCCCGGGCAGTTGCTGGTCACCATCGCGCTGCGCCGCACTGCCGGCCAGGCGGCGGCGGAACGCATCTTTGACTTCGCCTGGCGCGCCGAAGGAGTTCTGTAATGCCATTTGCCCGCCCCACGTTGGGCGCCCTGGTGCAGCAGACCTGGGCAGCCATGCTGGCGCAGCGCGCCGACCTGCGCACCGCCCTGCAAGCCGCCGTGGTCCGCGTGCTGGCCCGGGTGTTCGCCGGCTGCCTGCACCAGCTGTACGGCTTCCTGGACTGGATCGCCCGCCAGGTCATGCCGGGCGCGCAAGATGAGGAATACCTGGCCCGCTGGTGCCGCATGTTCGGCATTGCCCGCGTCGGCGCCGTGGCCGCCGCCGGCAACTTGACCATTTTCGGCACCAATGGCGCCATCCTGGCCAGCGGCAGCAGTTTCACCCGGGCTGATGGCGCGCGCTTTGCCACCACCGCCGGCGCCACCATCGCAAGCGGCACCGCAACCGTGGCTGTGCTGGCCACCACGCCTGGCAGTGCTGGCAATACCGATGCTGGCACCACGCTGTCCCTGGTGGTCGCGGCAACGGGCATTCAGGGCACCGCCACGGTGGCCAGCGGCGGCCTGACTGGCGGCACGGACCAGCAGTCCTTGGCAGACTGGCAGGCCGCGCTGGAAGCCCGTTTGCAAACTCCGCCGCAGGGCGGTGCGCCGGCCGACTACGTCGCTTGGGCCAAGCTGGTGCCCGGCGTTACCCGTGCCTGGGTCTATCCGCGCAACCGCGGTGTTGGCACGGTTGACCTTTGTTTCGTCATGGATGGCCGCAGCAACATCATCCCGCTTTCGGCTGATGTCGCGGCGGTGCAAGCCGTGATCGACGCCCGCCGGCCGGTGACGGCGGATTGCGTCGTCTTCGCGCCCACCGGCGTCCCCCGCACCGGCACCGTGACCGGCTTGTTGCCAAACACGCTGGCGGTGAAGACCGCGGCGCAGGCCGAGTGGAACGCGCAGATATTGCGCGACGGCGTGCCGGCCGGTGCCACGCTGTTGGGCACCGGCGGCACCATCATTGGCACCAGCGCGGGAACGCTGCGCTACAGCCGGCTGGACGACGCCATCAGCCGCGCGACGGATGAGGAAAGCCACACCCTGACGACCCCGGCGGCGGACATTTCGCCAAGCGCCGGGCAAATCTACACCCCCGGCACGCTGACCTTCGTATGAGCCGCGCTCCCGACCTCCGCGCGCCGGATTACCTGGACGGCCTGCAGCGCCTGTTGCCGCGCGGCCGGGCCTGGCCGCGCGGCCAGGATGCGGCGCTGACCGCGTTGCTGGCCGGCATCGCAGATCCCTTGGCCCAGCTGCACGCGCGCGTGCTGGCGCTGCTGGAGACCGAAGCCGACCCTGCCCAGGCCATCGAACTGCTGCCCGAATGGGAAGCCGCCTTCGGCCTGCCGGACCCCTGCGTGCCCGCGGGCAGCGAACTGACGCTGCGGCGCGCGGCGCTGCTGGCCAAGATCACCGCGCAGGGCGGCCAGGCGCGTGACTACATGGTCGCGCTTGCGGCGCAACTGGGTTTCACCATCACCATCACCGAACTGCGGCCCTATCAGGTCGGCTCACCGATCGGCACGCCGCTCTACGACTCCAGTTGGCGCTACGTCTGGCAGGTCAATGCCCCGGGCGTGACGCTGCGGCTGTGGGCCATCGGCTCCAGCGCCGTCGGCGACCCGCTGCGCAGTTGGGACAGCACCGTCCTTGAATGCGTGCTGAACCGTGTTGCTCCCGCCGAAACCCGCCTGCTTTTTCAATATGGGAGCTAACCCACATGTATAAATTCGACGGCCCCAACAGCGTCGCCTCGCGCCCTGCCTATGGCGCGCCAGGCACGGAGAACTGGTTCGGCAAGGGCGATCCCTCGGCCTCGCCCCCGGTGCCGGCCAGCAACCCGGACCAGGACTTCTTCAACATGATATTGGCGGAGAATCTGAACCTTGTTGCCCTGGCCGGCCTGGCGCGCAGCAAGACCGACGACGCGCAGATTGCCCAGGCCGTGGCGTTGCTGGCCGGCGCCAAGGCGAATACCGCCATCACCGCCACGGCCACGCTGACGCTGGCGCAGCAGGGCCGCGTCTTCGTCAACGCCGCCGGCGGGAACGTCACCCTCACGCTGCCCGCCGCCAGCGCGCTGGGCAGCGTCAGCAGCCCCTCGGGCGCCAGCACGCTGCCGAAGGTGGCGCTGAGCTACCGCATCTGCCGCACCGACACCTCCGGCAATACCGTCAGCATCGCCGCGGCGGGCAGCGACACGGTGGACGGCGGCAGCAGCATCGCGGTGCTGCCTGGCGACGACTTCGACGTGATCTCGGACGGTGTCTCGGTCTGGCGCAGCCGCGGCACGGTGTCCCGCCGGCCCACGCTGAACATGACCGCCGGGCATTACCTGCTGCCCTTCGGCCTGCAACTGGCCTGGGGAACCTGGTCCGGCACCACGGGCGCGCTCAGCAGCGGCCAGGCCGAGGGCGGTGTCAGCCTGAGCTTCAGCCGCAGCTTCGCCAGCGCCCCGCTGGTGTTCCCCTCGGTCAACGACGTCTTTGGCGTGGCTGGCGAGGCGGTGTGGAACAACGGCAGCACCGCCGGCGGCGTCGCGCTCCAGTTTCGCTGCCTCCTCGCCACGCAGGCGATGACGGGTGCCTATTTTGCGGTCGGCCCGGCCTAAGCCCGCATGACCGATCTGCGCCTCGCCCTCACCTTCGGCGACAGCTACGCCCCCTATCCGCCGTCGCTGGTCATCGGCGCCACGCTGGCGGTGCGGATGGACGCGCTGGACGCCGCAGGGCGCAGCTATGCCGCCGCGGGCGCGCGCATCATCGTCCGCCGCCCCGATGGCATCGGGCTGGTCTTCACCGGCGGCACCCTTACAACGCTCGGCGCCGGCGCTTGGTCGGCGGCGGTAGGCTTCGACCAGGCCGGCACCTGGTACATCCGGGCCGAGACGGATTCGCCCCAGGCCGAAGCCACCGAAATCGCCGTGCCGGTGCGGGCCTCCCTCGCAGTGCAGGCCGGCGCCGCCTCGCCCATCCTGACCACGCAGGACCTGAGCCCGGTTGTCACGCAAGACGGCAAGCTGGTGACGGTGCAACGCATTCCGTCGCTCCCCGCCGCTGCCACGCTGGACGGCACCGAAACGGTGTTGGCGGTGCAGGCAGGTGCGGCCAAGCAGCTGCCCGTTGCTTCCCTGACCGGCCTTGCTGGCACTGCCGGCGCCACTGCCGGCGCCCCTGCCGGTGCCGTGGCCGGCGCGACAGCTGGCGCCAGTTCGGGCGCGACGGCCGGCACCGCCGCCGTTGCCGCCGCCCTCGCCCCCGCCCAGTACCTGCTGCGCGACCCCGCGGCCACGGATGACGACGCGCACGGACAGCGCGCCCTGTCGGTCATCCTCAACCAGCCCACCGGCGGGATATGGGATTGCCTGGACCCCGCGACCGGCGCGGCTATCTGGGTGCAGCGCAGCCCCAAGGTGGCGCTGGCGCGGCAGGCCGGGAAATCCTTCTGGTACATCGCCAAGGGCCGACAGATCACCACCGTGGCGCCCTCGGCTGGCAAGCTCTACCTGCGCAAGTACAGCATCACCGAACGCGGCCAACTCATGAGCATCGCGGTAAAAACCGCGGTCTCGCTCAACACCGCGCCGAACACCGGCATGAAGGCTTGCGTGTTCCGCGACGTGGCCGGCCGGCCACGCGACCTGCTGAGCCAGGACACGGTTGGTGCCAGCCTCGGGACCACGCTGGCGGTCTGGTATTCGCCGCAGCTGCTGGCGGTGGTGCCGGGGCCGATCTGGATCGGCATGGAGTTCACCACGCAGTTCGATGCCGGCCAGTCCGCGAACTCGCTGCCTGCCATGAAGGGCGCGGACGGCGCCGATGGCGAAGCGGAAAGCGAGATCGGCGTCGCCGACATCAACAACAACCTGGCGCTGCAAGGCTTCCAGGTGACGAAGACCTGGTCGGCCAGCCTGCCGACCTTCAGCAGCAGCACCGATTGGACCGCGCTGGAGCTGCGCGGCAACGGCATGCCGCTGCCCCATGTCCAGTTTGCATAAAGGGAAGCCTCATGGCCTGGCAATTCAGCACTTCCGCCCGCAACGGCATGATGGACGCCGTCGAGACCGCGACCGGCACCACCGCGAAACTCCAACTGTGGACCGGGTCCATTCCGGCCAACTGCGGCACCGCCAGCAGCGGCACCAAGCTGGCGGAAATCACCATGGCCAGCGACTGGTGGGCCAATGCCAGCGCTGGCGCGAAAACGCTGAACAGCCTGCCGCTGAGCACCACCGCGCTGGCGGCCGGCACCATCGGCTATCTGCGCATCGTGGATAACGCCGGCACCACGTGCCACCTGCAAGGCGCGCTCACCACCGACTTCACCGTGGACAATTCCACCGTCGTGGTCGGCCAAACCATCAACGTCACCGGCTTCACGCTGACCGCCCCGGGCGCCTGATACCCGCATGCCCAATGTCGTCGTCCAGATACTGACCGGCGCCGGCAACTGGGTTGCGCCGGCTGGCATCCTCAACGGGTCGGTGCTGGTCGAGGGCTGGGGGCCGGGCGGCGGCGGCGCCAGGGCAGGGCGCGCGGGCGGTGGTGCTGGCGGCGCCTATGCGGCCAAGACCGTCACCGTGGTAGCCGGCACCTCCTACCCCTATTCGGTGGGCACCGGCGGCGCGGCGCGCACCAACAACGGCCTGGGCAACCCCGGCTCGGCCGATACCACCTGGGGCAGCCCGGTGGTCATGCGGGCCGCGCTGGGCAATGGCGGCAGCCAGACGGCCGGCTCCCCGGCCCTGGGCGGCCTGGCCAGCGCCAGCCTGGGCGACACGGTCTTCAGCGGCGGCAATGCCGGCGACATCGCCGGCACTGGCGGCAGCGGCGGCGGCGGCGCGGCAACCCCGGCCGGCGCCGGCAGCAACGGCGCCACGGCCAGCAGCATCGCTTCGGCTGGCGGTGCCAGCGGCGCCACGGCGGGGGGTGCGGCCAATACTGCCGGCGGCAGCAACGCCGCGGGCGGCTCGGGCGGCGGCGGCAGCATCACCAGCACGGCGGCCGGCAATGGCGGTGCACCTGGTGGCGGCGGCGGCGGCAACGGCAACAGCCTGGGCACCACCGGCGCGGGCGCCGATGGGCAAATCCGCCTCACCTACACGCTGCAAAGCAATCTCGGCGTCTCGGCCACGCTGGGCGCCGTCACGGGTGCGCCCAGCCTGACCGCGCCGGCCGCGCTCGCGGTCTCCGCCACGCTGGGGCCGGTGACGGGCGCGCCCGCGCTGGGCGCGGTGGCCACGCTGGGTGTGGCGGCCACGTTGGGGCCGGTGACCGGCAACGTGACGTTGACAGCCCCGGTCGGGGTCAGCCGCAACCTGGCGGTCTCTGCCACGCTGGGGCCAGTTACTGGCGCGCCCAGCCTGACCGCGCCAGCGTCGGTGGGCGTGGCGGCCACGCTGGGGCCGGTGCTGGGCTACGTGCCCCTCATCACCCGCGCACCCGCGGTCAGCGTGCCGCCCTACGCCTCTCCCAGCCCCTACCAGCCGGACTGGGCCAACCCCAACCGGGCCATCTGGGGCTATCTGCTGGACGGCCAGAGCAACGCCGCCGGCAACTCCGAATCGAATGAAGAATGCTGGCCCGCGGCCGAGGTGGCGCAGTCGCCCGACCGCGTCTTGATGCTGTACTGCCC